TTCACCTGATGTGGTATCGAGTTTAATATCTTCTTTGTAAACTGACATAAGTTCTCCCAAAGTCTCTTTGGCTTTTTGCGGAGCTTTACTTCCAATAGGAACTGTCATTTTAATTCTGTACTGTGCATTCATTACGTTCCAGATAATCCTTGAATGTTCCATAATCTTAAGTAAATTGAAAGATCTAATTAATCTTTCAGTATAAGATATTCTTGAAACTGAATTAGCTTTAGAATAAGAGATATAAATCACCTGAGCATCTAATAATCTTCTTTGTCTAGTAGTTTCACCGTAGTACTGCCACCAGATAGTTTCTCTTGTTCCATCAGCTTTTTTTTCTATAGCTGGTGTAAGACTTATAGCATCTAATTCTTTAAATCCCACAATTTCTTTTCCGTCACTAGAATAAATGATTTCAAATGCCAAAAATCCCTCAACAATTAATTGCCTAAAATATTGCCATCCTGTTATTCCGTTGCAAAAATTATGAAGTACATAAAGTTTTCTGAAATTACCTCTTAATGATTTTAATACGTCATCCTTTAATTCCATATTAATAGTTGCAGGATGACAGAAGAAGTTCTTCTCATCATAAACTATACCTTCATCACAAATAGTGTCTAAGATGTATTCTATTTCAGCATTAAGTGCAAATGTTCTAAGAAAATCTCTTTTGAATGGATAATCCTTATCGAAATATGCTATGTATTTTTTATTTGTGGTATCCTGTGCAGCTATACTATAAATAAAATCTTCATCATCTCCAGAGAATCCAAATCTTTCTCTCATATTAGCTTCCGAAATACCTATAGCCATAGAATCCTCTATTACCATATCTTTATATTCCATACCAAAAGATCCTAAACCACTAATTGATTTTAATATCCTTGAGATATTAGGATTAAACTTTCCAATATTATCTAGAAATCCTGCCATATTTTTTTATAGTGTAAATTCTTCTTCTCCCTCAGCTGGTGCTTCACCTGTTGATCCTTCAGCTGGTGCTTCGTCTTCAGCTGGTGTTTCGCCCTCAGCTCCACCTGTTGCTCCTTCAGCTTCTTTTTTCTTTTCAGCAGCTTCTTCTTTAGCTTTTTTGTTATCAGAAATATCTTGATTATTCATTCCTAGGAATCTATCAACTAAGAAATCCATACTGAAGTATTTTTTACCTTCTGAATTTAGTAGGCCCGATATTTTTATAACTTGATCCTTTCTTGCTACCATTACCTCCATATCCTTGGCTTCTCTAAACATATTTTCCTTAACATAGTCTAGTCCGAATTCAGATTTTAGAATGTAATCGGTTTTTAGATTAGGAAAATCTAAACAGAATTGAACCCATAATGGTTTCATTAAGATCTCTTGATATATTGATCTTAGTCTATTTATAAATTTACCGAATCTAATTTCTTCTTGGTCTAATCCTTCTGCAGTAAATGTGATAGTACCTTCTGATCCTGATTCTTCTCTACCGAATCTAGTAGCAGGTATTTTAGAATCCATCCTTAATTTATTTGCAAAATATTTTAATACTGTAGTATCAGAGAATGCAGTAGCATCACCTGCTCCAGCTAAAGGTTGAATATCTGGTGTTCCGTTAGGAGATGAAGGCATTAAATAATTCTTAAAGAATTGTATTTTAGGTTTTCCGTCTACTGATAATTCTCCACTATCAGTATTTAATCTAATATCTTCTTTATAGATTGACATTAACTCTCCAAGAGTCTGCTTAGCTTTTTGTGGAGATTTAGTGCCAATTGGAACTGTCATTGCCATACGATAAGAAGAATTCATTACGTTCCAGATGATTCTGGTGTGTTCCATGATTCTAAGTAAGTTAAATGATCTAATTAATCTTTCAGTATAACTTACTCTACCTGCTGTACCTCCACCTTTAGCATAACTTATATAAATTATCTGCGAATCATAAAGCTTTCTAGTCAAAGATGGGTTATCTGGATATTGAATCCATATGTCTATAAATGATCCATCGGGTTGTGCTTCTACTGTTGGTACAAGAGAAGCAGGATCTAATTCTTTAAAACCTACTATATTTTTACCTTTCTTATCAAATACTATTTCAAAAGATAATATACCATCGGATAAGAATTTTCTGAATAAGTGCCAAGCTAATATGTCTTGGTTAAATCCAAATAGATTATAAATCTCTTTGTATCTTTTTTGTACTTTATCGTATGTCTCTTCATCAACATCATCGTGCTGCATAAATGAGAAATAAGCCCAAAAGTTTCTTTCGTCATACACTATAGCTTCATCACAAATAGTATCTAAAATAAATTCAATCTCAGGATTCTGTGAAAAACCTTGTAAGTAATGCTTTTTATTTTTATAATCTTTATCAAAATAAGCTATATACTGCTTAGTTGTTGTATCTGCTCTTCTTAAACCGAATAAGAAAGCCTCATCTTTAATACCACCTTTTTGTAGGAATTGTGCCTCACTTACACCTACTGCTTGTGAATTTTTAATCACTAGATCCTCGTAAGACATACCAAAACTGCCCACTTTTTTAACGCTATCTATAATAGCACTAAAGAATGTTTTTTTATCGTCTGTAAATCCAGCCATTAGATCTGTAAATTTTTCTTATATATCTCATTTAACTGGGTCCCTTCAATTGACCTAGTATCCAGATATACTATTCTAGTCCAATCTTCATAAGGAATTTCCACAACATCACGAACTTTTTTTAAATCCCATGCTCTATAAGCATGTTTGTAATTAATACCTTTAAGTATTATATCCAAAGTTTCGTAATCTGTTTTTAACGGAACCTGACTTTTTATATCTCCTCTATCAATTTTTTCTTGATTCTTTTCTATGATGTCTTGATAAACACTTTGTATTCTTGTAAAGAAAGGAATTCTAAATTGAGGAGACAGCAATATTAAATCTATACCATAAAATATTGACTTATCTTGATAGCTATTAAAGCCAGTAAAGAATACTATAGGTCTTTTATTAATGTACTTTTTATTTTTTTCTAATTGATCGTTATACTCAAAAGAATAAACTTTACCAGGTAAAAAACCTGAAGGATTAAATTGACTCTTACTATTTACAAATGTTTTAAACCAGTGCATAAAAGAATCCTCAGCTAATGAGGAAAGACCAGATACAGATAATTTATAATCTTCAAATTGTGTTTTAAAAGGTTTCATCGCATTATAAAGGTTTCGTTTATAGCACCAAACTTATAACCCCTAGATTCTGCAAATCTTGTTGCTGCTTCAAACTTACATCTATTTGTGATCCAAGTTTTAAGTCTTTCATTATAGCTTCTTATTTTCTTCTCTGTAAGATTACCAATGGGTTCTTTTGGTCTTAGATGTAGAGCATACTGATCTTCTGGCTTTATTTCAATTAACCAATTTTCTACTGAGTTATTTTTTGCTACTTGAATATAATAATCAACAAAGTATTTATGCTCTTTTTTATCAATTGGACTCCAATAAGGAATATCTGTGGGTTCTGAGCTCCATTTAGTTATATTGGGATTAATATCACAATACTGACAAAATCTTTGTTCCCAAGAGCTTCTATAAATTATATTATGGATATCACCAATATACTTTTCTGGATTGGTAGGGTAGTATTTACCAGACTTCCATTTACCATTCGGTTTTAGTTTTTTGATGTCCATTCACAATTATATATTATAATTGGAATTTTCTTCTCTTACGATTCTTGAAAATGGTATAGTTTTAGGAGCTTTAGGCGGATATATTTTTTTCCAACCTTTCTTCATTCCGTTATGTGCTATTTGTGAAATAAAAGCAAAAGGATTATCGGATTTTTCTGGATCGTATCTGTTCCAGTATTTTATTAAATCTTCTAATCCGAACGAGATACAATCTTCGCGATCTTCTTGATCTCTGTAGGAATGAGTCTTAGACATTCCGTTTACTATTAAGGTAAACATTTGCACAGTTTCGGATGTGAGTTTTCCTACTTCTTTGCTTTCTTGTAAAGCTCTTTTAAGCTCTTTGTTTTTTACATATATCATTGTGCTTCGGGGCTGTTATTTTGGAGTTTTTCTATTTGATCTTCTAAATTTAATCTTAATTTTTCCAAATTTATCCTCGAATTTCTAATTGTTTTTATACCTATCTTACCGTGTTCTTCGCTAGAAGTTTCCAATTCTTTTATCTTTGCTAGACAATCTTTCAAATCATCTAAAACAAAATTGAGTCTGTTGCCAATACCCTCTTCGGATTTTTGGCCAACAGACTCAATTATTTTCTTCGTAATTACTTTTTTTTTGATGCTCTTCCTGGTGTAGAAGCAAAGGCTGCTACAGAATCTGCTTCTGCAAATCTTTTACCATTCTTATTGGAATTTCCGTGAGCATCTGCTAAATTAGCTCTCTCTTCTTTTTCAATAAACTTTTTAGGTACTTCTTTTGATCCTGCAGGAGCTTTTTCAATGTGTGAATTTTTTTGACTCTCTTTAATTGCAAGATTCATATTCTTAAGATCCTGAATAAATTTAGCTGATCCTTTAACAGATCCGCTTGGTGCTTTAGATAAATCTAAATTTTCTAAGCTATCAATAAAGTTTTTTCCTTTACTAGCAGATCCTTTAGGAAGTTTTGCTAAATTACTAGCTCCAGATTTTACACTGTTTCCTGTTTCGGATGATTTTCTGCCAGAATTAGGAGTTTTTCCAAAATTAGCATTTGAATCATTATCTATAAACTTAGGTGATGATCCTGTTTTTTTATTTGGAGCAGCAGCCATATGCTTTTTAGATAAATTCATAACTGATTTATCTTTATAGCTAGCTCCTTTAGCTCCTGGTGCAGATGCTAAATTTTGATTGGATTCATTAGCTAAATCATCTGTATATTCAATATCTAAATCGGGTGTTTTAATGTCGTAGTTGTTAACTTCATCAGTAAGATCTTCTACATCAGAGAAGAAATATTCTCCTGTTTTTCCCTCTTGGAATAATATAGTGTAAGTCTTAGAGCTTCCATCTACTCCAATCACTCTGCCTTTAACGCCGTTTCTTTTTACTCTAACCTCAGTATCAATTGGATATCCAAGATCTTCATTCATATTTGAAGAAACGTCTTTAGCTTTATTTTCAAATCTTTCAATTTCTACATTGATTTGATTCCATCTGTCTTTTAAAGATTCGATTTCGTTTTCGATACCTTCTTCTAAAGATATTAATTCATCAGAATTAGCAATAAGAGGATTTTGTTCTTTAACAACATCCAATTTTTTTAATTCGCTTTCTAAGATATCAATATTCTTAACGATTTCTGTTTTGTCATTTTTCATAACACTTAAGAAAGCTACTTCGCCATCTAAGAATTCTGTTAAAGATTCAGAGATATCGTATTTAATAAAGTCTTTAACGATATTAATTGCTTGAGTAGCATTAGCTTCGTAGATTTTATTTAATCTCATTGCTGGATTAACTGTTTGAACGTAGATAGATGTGCCAATTTTAAATATATTAGCTTCTACACCTTCATAAACTTTAGATTTAATTTTTTTACCGAAATCTAAATCAATAATCTCATCAGCAACTTTAGCAATAAAGATTGCCTTATTGATCTTGTAGTTTGAATTTTCTAATAAGTTATTAGTTGAAACACTTACTGCAAGAGGTAAATCTTCTTCCTTAATTTCTTTACCATCAAAGAAGATAGTTTTTGATTCATTTGCAAAAGAGATTTCAATTTTATTATTTCCAAGTGTTAATAATATTCTGTTATTCTCAACTCTAACGTCTCTATCAGCTAAGATTGAAGCTTTGTCTTGTAACTCAGCAGGAACTTCTTCCATTTCACATTCAAAAATAGTTCCTTCAGATTCTTGAAGTTTTAAGAATTTACCAGAAGAGTAGAATACCACTTCATTTTCGTTAACATATACCGGAGAATAGATATTACTAATCTCGCAAATATTATTATCAAATCCAACATTAAATTTGCTAGTGCCTTGATTTTCATAAATTGAAAGGAAACTAACTAAATTTCTAACCATTGGGTTAAATCCAAATCTTTTTAATCCGTGAACTAAAGTATCTGAGCTTCTTTTTTCTGAAGATAACCAATTTTGCATCTGGTCTGTAGCATCAGAGAAAAGTTCTCTTCCTGAATTATTCTTAATAGTCTCATAAGTTTTTAAAACCTCAACTTCTCTTCTGTTACTTTCAAAAGTATTTGTTAAATTTTCTAAAACTGGTTTAACTGAATTTTCCCAAGAAAAAGAGCTAAGGTCGTTTAGCAATTCTTCAATAATAAAGGATTCAGAAATTCCCTTCTCAATTAGTAAGTAATTGTATTTTTCTAAAAGAATTTTACCTGCTGGTAATTCGTTTAAGCTTGAGTTTCTTAATGCTGAAACAGTATTTAAAACACCAAAGCTGAAAGAAGTTCTTTTAGAAGCTTTAGTTGACATATCTGGAAATGCAGATTCGTTTAAGTGCTGAGCAGTTGAGCCATTAAGAAATGAAGAAGCAACAGGAGCTTGAGAAGCACCTAATCCTGCCCATTCTCTTAAAGAATCGGCTGCTTGCTTAGATGTTTCCATGTTTAATCTGCTGATCTCTGGATTAATATTTTTTTCCATTTTTAATTCGCTTTTTTAGTATATATCTATTCTTTTCTAGATTCCTCTTTGTTATTATTTAATGATCTTTATAATAATAAGTTTCAATCTCGTTTATTTAATTTCCTCCAATAATAACCTCAACATTTACTCTAACTGAATGTGGATTATATAATAACATACCTCCTTCATCAAAGTAAGGGGATTCAATATCACTTCCGTTTGGGTCTAAATCCCAACCTCTTCCTAAAAAATATGGAGAAAGATCTGACGGATTTCCTGTTAATAATGTTATATCTGACATTGGTAAATATGATCCATTATAAATTATATTAATAAATCTATTATATACTGGAAGTGTTGACGGGTAACTTGCTTTTATCATTATAAAAGATACCTCACCTAATCCTTCAGAATTAAGAATAAGACTTGAATTACCGTATATGCACCCATTAAAAGATGTATAATTATTTAAAATTATATTAGTATCACAAAGACTTATTTCTCTAAGAACCGTAGTGCCTTTTATTACACTCAAGTTACATCTTTGAAATATTGCTCCTTCAAACTGTATTGTATCACATACTATAGGTGGTGTAGCCATTAATTAAAAACAAATATTTCTAGTTCAGTATTATATGT